ACTATTGGTGTATTCAATAATGTCATTGGCTTCTGCAATCAAGGGTCTACCGTTGGCACCAACCCAGGCCGACGCTGGTCCAACATTATTTTGTGAACCAGTGGCCTCAGTCAATAGATAGCGTTGACCTTCTATGGCTGAATCTAGCCCATCGGCAGGACCACTGGCCAAGGGGTTGATCACAGCATCAATGGGATCCAAGGTATTTTGTGGCACAGTGTCGGGATCAACATCAAACAATACAAATCTATCATCGTTGGGATTGATCACAATTGTACCAACAACAAATGATCCATCTTGTTGTTCCAGACGAATTTGACTAATGCCCGGACGTAATGTGCCATACATGCCAATCACAGCTGGCCAAAGCAGGCTACTACCCGACACAATCGACGCAGGATCAAGGTCATTGTTGCTGCCATTTGGTACAATAGTTCGTGGCTGTAAACACTGCAATTGATTGCCAATCACTACCAATTCATAATTGCCTGGAGTAATTAAAACTCTGGTGCCCAACAACAGATCATTGTCTGTGACAGCATTACTCAAATCACCTTGAGCGTCATACATGCTCATGATAATGCGTTCAACCACGCCCAGTTTCTTGACCTTGGCCGGAGCCGAAATATAAATTGGTAATGAGAATTTGATAGTGGCCATGTCAATGGGATTCTCAGTGCCAATTGGCACAGTTCTTGAAGTCCAGGTCACCGCCTCTAGATCAACTGTGCTCAAACTGGTCCAGTCAATAAAGTTGTCTGTGCTTTGTACTTCAAGACTGGGGTTGAACAAGGTCAGCAGTTGTTCCAACAACTGCATTTTTTGATTGGTGTTTGAGGTCCAAATATCCAGTGTAATACCCAACTTGTAAGGCACAGGCATGAGTCGTTCTATGGTAAAGGCATTGCCTTGTGTGGTTTCATATGACTCAGTGGCAGTGTCGTAAGTGCGTTGGCGTACATTGACCTTGCTCACATGATAAGGCTCTTGCATTCTGGGACGATCGTAATCCAGGCTTGACACATAGAATGTCATCAGCGGCGACGCTGGCATTGAGTTACGACTGTTCTCTTGAATAATAACTTGTGCGTTGCGACTGGCATCTCCATAACGAACAGGCACACGTATCAAGGTAGCATTGTTCACGCCATCTGTTTCGTTGCCATATTCAATTTGAAAGTTGCTGATGATCCGGGTAAACTGTAGTAGGAAACGTCGGATTTGCGCATCGTAAAAAAATTGTTGCATTGTTTAACTCGATTTCTGGCCTGGCTGGGTCGGTGGATACGGATTGGGATTTTTATCACCGCTTTGATCTCCGTTGTCAGCACGTGGTCGAAGAATTTCACTGAGACTTTGACGACTTGGAATATTGCCCATGTCTGTGGTACGTGTTGTATATGTATTGTTGACAAAGCTGGAGCGCAAAGTATCGTTGGTCGAGCCGTTGTTGAGATTGGTACGTACCTTGTCTTCGATCTTGACCCAACGTCGACTATCATAACGGAACAAACGATTGGGAAAATAATCCAATCGTAAGCAGTAGTCGCCGGCTGAAGGATTCAACGGGAACTGTACACCAGTAACAACTGGCAGCCCGTTTGGTGGTACACCATCTCCAGTGAGATACCCAACAGTATACCCATCAGCTTGAGGAGTTATATTCATACCACCTTGTGTGCCATCCACAGTGACATTACTATCAGTAGTCAGTGATACAGGATTGGCTGATTGTCCATCTGCCAAGGTTGGCAAAATATACAACGGCTGGGTGTCGTAACCACTTGCAGGAACTTCAACGTCGGCTTGTGCAAGAATTGCATCGTTGATTTGGTTGTCCTTGGTGCGAGTACTAAACACTTCACTTTGTGTGGCCGGATTGTATAGTTCCCAATAATTGGTATTGGTGATTTCTGTACCAGCAGGAGTATTTTGTCGAGCACGATAGTACACGTCACCCGAGTTGGTAATCCAGCCAGTGGGATAGAAATTGCCATTGTCCCAGATGTTTTCTGACACAACTGGTTTTTTCAGTATGTCTTTGAACTCTTGATTGTTGGTCATTGGTGTTGCTTTCACACGCCAGGTGTGTGGCATCCAGGTTTGGCTCATGCCTTCTGTGGCAAAGTCTGCATCTTGAACCACATAGTATCTGGGCAGCGGTTGTGGAATGGTAGCGTTTAGTGGATTATAATCTTTCAAGTTGGGCACTTCCAACACATCGCCGTTCATGAGTTTACGACCAAAGGTGTCAATCATGTCATTGTAGTGGAATGTGATAAACAGCGTATCGTTGTTCAAGAACAGTCCAAATTGTGTTAGGTCAAAGTCAATGTCTTGATGATTGTAAACGCCTCGCATACAATACACATCTTGATCGTAAATTCTGTCACGGTTTTCCAGCAACAGCAAGTCTTGAATGTTCAATGGATCCAGGGTTTCGTATATGGGTTGAGTGATATCATAGTTGCCGGAAAATGCCGAATCCTCACCGCCAGTTTGCGGCCCCATGTATTTGTGGATAAAAATATCCATCCCCCCAACGGTGTACATTTCGGAGATTGTGCGATCCAAAAATTGGTAATCGCGGGTTCGATTTGGGCGGTATAGGCTTAGGCGTGGCATAATGTAGTATTTATGGGCAGGTTGACCAATAAATCTCAAAGTGTTATAATTACTGCATTAATACAAAAGGAGCCGGCGTGAAACCCATTAAACTGCTAAACCCCCGTAGTTCAGATACCAATGTCATGGGCGGGGAACCTCCTTGGCGAACACAACCCACAGAAAATCGCATCAGTGCCCTGAGCAAAGCATTCAGTTGGTACAACTACTTCTACGGCAAAAAAGATGCCCGTGACATGATTGTGAACTATTTGGAGTCACAGGACCGTAAGGCAGATGTGCGAGTACTAAAAAGTATCCCAGATTCTGCCATACGCCTGACCACAGGCTGGTTGTGTCGCATGAAGATGGTGGGCCTGGAACTGAGTGAAACAGAACAGATCAAACTAGACAATTTGCTAAAAGAAATTTTGTCCAGTAAACAAACAGTTGAGGCGGATACTGAGCCAGTTGCAGAAGGTCCGGCCAAGCCAAACATACAAGATCGCCTGAGAGAAAAAGTTGGAGAGTGTGCGGCTGAATTGGATGGCATGTTTGATGAATTCATGATGGCCGGTGCCAAGATGTCAGCAGACTACAAGCCCATCATGGTAATCCGTGGCATGAACGTAGTACCACAAATGATCAGTGAAATCTCCAATCGTTGGAAACGCAAATTGGCAGAGTTTGAAGAAGCGGTAGAAGGCAAGGATGCGTTGTTGGTAGAAGCATACTCGTACCTGACCAAGATCCAATTGCGTAACTGTGTGAAGTTTTGCGAAGCAGTGATCAATGACTGTGGTGCTTATGTACAGATCAAGAAAGTGGAACGCAAACCACGCAAGGTCCGGACAGTACCCCCAGAAAAACGTGCGGCCAAGTTCAAGCACACAGTAGAGTTTTTGGAACTCAAAATCAAAGGTTTGCCAGCCGCAAGCCTGGTAGACAAGGCCGAAGCCTGGTTGTATGACACCAAGAAACGCAAGTTGATTCATGTGGTAGCAGATAGCCATACACAGGCGTTCACTATTAAGAACAACAGTGTAATTGGATACAGTACCGTAGAAACACTACAAAAAACTGTGCGTAAACCAGCAGATGTCATCCGAGCTATACAGGCCGCAGGCAAGCCAGCAGCACGTAAGATCTACAAGGATTTGACCACTACTGAAACGCCGTGGAATGCTCGCGGAACCGAGAACCTGATCGTACTCAAAGCCTGGTAAATAAGGGGGAACGGAGTTCCCAATGGCTGAACAAAACCTACTACCTGAGTTAAAGCAAAATCTTATTGAGTATTGCAAATTGACCATGGGTGATCAAATCATTGATCTTGAATTAGACCCTGCACACTACGAAGCCGCATATCAACGCACAATTGGTACCTATCGTCAACGTGCCAACAACGCCTATGAAGAAGCCTACATTTTTATGGAGTTGATTCGAGACTTGAACATCTACACTTTGCCCCAAGAAGTGTATAGTGTGCGTCAAATATTCCGCAGAACATTTGGTGATTCAACAGGACCGTTTGCGTCAAACTTTGATCCTTTTGCACAGGCCTCAATTAACGTGTACCTCATGAACTTCAACGTGGCAGGCGGACTTGCCACATACGACTTCTACTCACAGTATGTGGAACTTGCCGGACGTATGTTTGGCGCATACATGAACTATACCTGGAATCCAGTCACAAAGAAACTGCAACTGATTCGTGATCCAAAAGGCACTGGCGAAAATGTCTTGCTTTGGGTGTATCAAACCAAACCCGAAATCCAACTGCTGAGTGACTACCAAATCAGCCAATGGATCCGGGACTACATGGTCGGTGCTTGTAAAATGATCATTGGAGAAGCCCGTGAAAAATTCTCAACTATTGCTGGACCACAAGGTGGCGGGCAACTAAACGGTGCTGCAATGAAATCAGAAGGGCAAGCCATCATGGATGCCAAAATTGAAGAACTCAAAATGTATGTGGATGCAAGTCAACCGCTTACCTGGGTTATTGGGTAAACCTTACTTGACAACCCGTTGTGTTTGTGTTACAATCAATGATTGTAATAATTGATCCTTATACTGCCTATGTTGCAAGAACATTCTGGTTTTTTTATTGATACCCGGCAGGGAGTGATAGATGACGCTACGGAATTTTATGAATGGCAATTGTTACGGTCGTTCATTGGGCTAGATATCTATTGGCATGCACACTCTTTTGGTTCTGATGATCTGCCACCCGGACATCGTGGGTATATAGTAAAGGTAGAAGGTCACGACCTGGATTGGCTGTCCAGACAAGCAAAGTTAGTAGATGCACCTATTTTTGTGCTGAATGGTTGTGTAAATCCCGGAGACTTTTTTGATCCCGTGGCATTGGTTCATTGGTTGCCTTGGGTAGATTGGCATTATCATCTTCAGGCAATGTTGCATAATTTTTCTCCTGTGGTAACCAAGCAACTTACAAAAAAAATAAGTTCGTTGGTACGTATATCTAAACCTAACAAAATGATAGCATTGGCTGCTGTAAAAAAATATCACAGCCATGACAGCATCGTCAGTCTGAATGAGAATCTTCATTGGCGCACATATCTTAACGACAGTAGGACTGGTCATTCTGATTTTGATGCGTTACTCAATGAAGTTGATACGTATGCAGGTGAATGTCAATATATCGATGATGTGTTAAGCTACTCGGCCAATAATAATTTATTACATATAAAATTAAATGACTTTCATCACCCGGCGTATCAATATTGTGCAATAAATGTGACCAACGAATCATTTTATAATTCAGATGGACGGGACACAGATGGACGGAGTTTTAGCTATCCTGGACCGTTCCTTACAGAAAAAACATTGAAATGCCTGTTGGGAGAAACTGCTTTTATTGCCAATGGACAATTTCAAACCTACAGTACATTATGCTCTCTGGGATTTGAATTTGATTACGGGTTAAATTTATCCTATGATAATATCAAACCTGACCTGGACAGATTGATAGCCATGTTTGGATTGATTCAATCCCTTCAGTCCATGGGCACAATGGAAATTTTTGAAAACACTCGTACCAGTTGTTTGCATAACAAGGAACATGTGCTATCGGGCAAGTTCTATTCAATCAGCGAAAAAATCAATCAAGAGACTGTGCAATATATATACAACAATATATAAATTCAAACATGTACACAGTATATCAACATTGGGATCCGTTAAAAGTTTGTCTGGTAGGCAAAACCTACCCTCCTGAATTTTATCACTGGATCCAACACAGCAAAACTCGACAAAGATTTGAAACCATGGCGCAGGAAACCGAGGAGGATTATCAAAATCTTATTCGCTTGCTACAGAACAAATTTGGAGTCAAAGTTCTTAGACCGGATCTGCCTGATAATTTAGATTCTTTGTGTATAAACGGCAAATGGGTGCCACCACCTACTGCACCAAGAGATTATTTTATCATGATCCATGACCGTTTTTGGATTCCTCAACTGCCCAATGCAAGCCACGCATGGTCTGTGTTTTATAGACAACACAAGAATCCCCAGTGGCCAGACTACGTAAGGCCTCAAGATTTTTATGACGCCTGGCCTGAACACGCCACTGATATACAAAAAAGTTTTGAAAAATTTTCTATCATTGATCAACAGCAATTAGACGTGAAACTATCTTTTTATACAAATGTGTTTGAAGAGATACAAAAAAATGCAGAAATTGTATACACTGATTTGGATTTCATCAATGGTTGTTTTGTCAGTCGAATAGGACAAGATTTATACTTTGCCACGCAGACTTATCACGATGACAAACAAGGGATATTGGATCAAGTAAATAAGTTGTTCCCTACAACTCAAAATCGTGTGGTTAATTCAGGAGGACATGGTGACGCTGTGTACTGCCCAGTGACCCCGGGATTGATCATCAGTCTCAATGACATTCCGACCTATGCAGATACTTTTCCTGATTGGGAAGTGGTGTATTTGCCACCCTCAAACTACGCTCACATGAGAGAATTTGAGTACTCTATGAAACGCAACAAGGGTCGATGGTTCATGCCCGGGTTCGAACAAGACAACAACTTGGTTCACCTGGTGGATCACTACTTTGACGAGTGGGTGGGGCAGGTCAGTGAAACTGTGTTTGACGTCAACATCCTGATTGTAGATCCCAAAAACATTGTGGTCAGTACACACAATGAACTGGTTGAAAAAGCCTGCGTCCGACATGGAATTGAAATGCATGTGAGTCCATTTAGGCACAAATATTTTTGGGATTGCGGTATACACTGTGTGACTAACGATTTGCATCGCGATGGAACATTAGGTAATTTTTTCCCCAACAGGTAGCAAAGTTTCTAATGATAATAAATTACTATCCTGACAAAATAGATATTGATATTACCGCACTTGTAAAACCATACTACATATCAAATATTGAATTTTTTAAATATGCATTGTTTCAAATTAAACAGACCATCAATGAACGATCTGTGCATATTAATGCGTTGGCTAATACTCCATTGAACACTGCTCCATATCGTGGTATGGTAGATTTGATTGTGGAAGAACTTGACCTTCCTGCCTCCAGAATCTTGTTGTTGATCCGAGACCAAAAATTCCATCATCCTGGCGTCACTGTTGTGCCACACAATCACTGGGACGAGACTTGGAGATCAAAAGAGCTAAACCAATATTTAATCAAGCTGGAAAATTTACCTGATGTTCCTGACGTCAAGCGATTTGGTTGTTTATTTGGTCGCATGCAGTTGGGAAGATTATTGATGGCTCATCATTTGGATTTTCATCATCATACCAAAAGTTTTGTTGTATTCCAATGTGACAAGTCTCATCTTGACCATCAAATTATGGGAATAGAAAAATATTTCTCAGACATACGTGAGTGGTGGATTGCTCGCACCAACCCCCGGAAACATCATGCTCGTGACAGGGAATTTGGAGAGTTCAACTGGCCAAGAAATATTGTGTCTTATCCGGAAGTGGCGTGTAACTTTCAAATTGAAATTGTTTCTGAAACAGACTATTGTCGTCTTGGCGATTACACAGAAAAAACCTGGAGATGTTTGGCTATTGGAAAGCCATTTATTTTGTTATGTGGTGCTGGGTCAATGCAGGAACTCAAACGTCTGGGATTCAAAACCTACAGTCCTTTCATAGATGAATCATATGATCAAATTGATAACTTGCACCAGAGGATCATAGCAATAAAAAAAGAAATTGATAGATTGGCACAAATGGACCAACAAGAATGGATGCGAACCCTTGAAGGGTTGATTGAAATAGCAGAAGAAAACAAACATTTTTACCGCAATTGGAAACCCGATGTACAATACGGTTAACCATTTTCCCAAAGATCCTGTGTTTGATCCTGAGATTATCGTAGACAATGATCTCACTAGACTCAGTGATCGCAGCGCACGGCTGTATCTGCACTGGATATTGGAACTGTGTCAGGGGCGCACATTTTTTGGTCTCAACTACGAATGGCCCAGTCTTCGGTGGCATTCAAATTTGATTGTGCCAGAAGGATTCTATGATACCTATGTGTTTTCCTGGGGCTGTGAGGATTGGGATCATGTATGGCTTCGCCAATTTTGCCATGAACATAGAGACAGTCAGGTAATAGTAATATCTAATACCGAACTCAAAGAAGGTTACAATGCACCGCCCAATTTACGATGCCTGGTACATCATTGCTGGCATGTGGTATTTGAGGATGTGATTTCCTATGACCGCACTCCTTTTGTTCCATCAACGCAGAGACAATATCGTTGTAGCAGTCTTGTTAACAAACCATCATATTTCAAAGCGTTGACCACAGCCTATCTCATGATGCATCATAAGGAATCCCTGCTCATGAGTTGGAACACCAATAAAAATCAAGAGATTTGTGGCAGTTTGGGATTTCTAAATCTCGATGCGCCTACTGCACATGAATTACGACCTCTAATAGAATACTATCTGTCAGATCTTAGATCTACCACAATTTCCCTGGATGAATTTGTAGTGGACCGAATGCAGTTTTACAACAGCAATCATCCGGCGTATACTGATTGCGTGGTTAACCTCAGCAACGAAACCTACAGTCAAGATGCAATTGATGGTAGGCCCATGCCTGGACCATATATTACTGAAAAAACCTGGAAGACACTTTTGGGTGGAGCTGCACTGATGCCTATAGGCAGGATGCAGACTTATGCTTACATGGAAAATTTTGGATTTTGTTTTGATTATCCCTGGAGCCGATCATTTGATCAGATCCCTGGAGACATTGATAGGTTTGTATCAACATTGAGTGTGATAGATAAAATTTTTGCCATGGACATGTCAGAACTAAGTTCAGCCGTGGCAGAATCGTCCCACCACAATTATTATCACATCCGTAGCCAGGATTTTTTGAACCGCGTCCGGCAAATCAACAATGAACATCTGGCAAGATTTTTGAATCCATAGTGATTGTAATTGGTTAACACATGATAGACAAACCGTTACAGTTGTGTTAAAATCATTGTATGCACCTAATGATTGATCTTGAGGGGTTAGCAACAGGCCCTGACACTACTATCCTTACCATAGCCGCCCAAGCGTTTGATCCGTTTGGGTCGGGACACTACGATCGACATTACTATGCTAGAGTCACGCTAGAAAGTCAGGAAAATCGTTCAATTGACAACGGCACAATAGCCTGGTGGGCCACGCAACCCGAACACGCTAGGGAAGAAGCATTTGGCGAACAAGACCGAATTCCTCTGAATCAAGCACTAGATGAGTTGGCTCGATTGATTTGGCACTCTCAACTGATCTGGAGCCAGGGCCCAACATATGACATGAACATACTGGAACACGCCTATAAAAGTTACAGCAAATCTCTTCCTTGGAAATATTATCAGATACGAGATTCAAGAACTGTATTTAGCCTGTGGCCAGATCAACCTATTCCTGTTACTAGCCATCATGCACTGGAAGATTGTCGCAGACAAATAGGCATGCTACAAAACACACTTAAATATCTTAACGTCACAGCACTCAAATGAAAAGCAATTGGGAATATACAAAAAATCGAAGCAAGTATCATTTTGATGATACAAGAATCGATGAGTCCGGGCAGTGGTTTAAAGTATTAGGACATTACGAAAACATCTGGACACAAGAACTTAATTATATTAAGTTGCACAGTCGACCCATGACCTGGCGTAATAGAAAAAGCACAGTAGCTACTCCAAGACCCACCAAGTTTAGCCCCTACATAGAACAAGAAGAATATGATATTGTGCATGGCGGAGGAAACCCCGAAATGGAACTGACAGATGTGTTTGATGACTTAGATAGTGTGCCCAACATCAAGCAGTTGTCTTCACAATTTGCACTGGACCAAGAAAAAACACGAGTGCATGTACAACGTACCGGGCAAGTGTTTAATCAACATATTGACAAGTTGGACATGGTATACCCCAATAGCAACCCCGCCGACATTGTGAAGTTGGTTGTGATGCTGGAAGATTGGCGCCCTGGCCAATTTTACATTTATGGAACCTATACATATACACACTGGCGGGCCGGAGAGGTGCATTGGTTTGACTGGTTCAACACTCCTCATTCCACAGCAAATGCAAGTCACTATCCTAGATACAGTGTAAATATCATGGGACTGCGTACAGACAAAACTAACTTGAACATTTTTAAAAAGGATTAATATGATCATTGGAATCTGTGGATTCATTGGTTCAGGTAAGGATACAATTGCTGATTACCTGGTAAACCTGCATCATTTTCGTAGAGAAAGTTTTGCATCAACTCTTAAAGATGCTGTGAGCAAAGTGTTTGGTTGGGATAGAACCATGTTGGAAGGGCGCACAAAACAAGCCCGTGAATGGCGTGAGCAAGTGGATCCTTGGTGGGCAGAACGCCTGCACATGCCTACCCTTACTCCACGTTGGATCCTACAATACTGGGGCACAGAAGTGTGCAGAGCCGGTTTTCACGATGACATCTGGATAGCCAGTCTGGAAAACAAACTACGCCACAGCCAGGATGATGTTGTGATTTCAGATTGCAGATTTCCCAATGAAATTCGGGCTATCAGAAACGCCGGGGGGCGAGTGATCCGAGTCACTCGTGGTCCAGAACCTGCATGGTATCCTGCAGCGGCAAGCGTGAATCGAGGTGCCAACGGCAACACCACCTGGGCCTTGAGCCACAAAAAAATGGAAAAGTTAGGCATCCATGCTAGTGAAACTGCCTGGGTAGGCACAAAGTTTGATGTGGTACTAGACAACAATGGCACACTGGACGATTTATATCAACAGGTCAAATCACTAATTACTAATCCGGTTCAAGATCACCCGGTCGCCAAGTAACATCGGATTTTTTAAGTAATTCAACACAGTTAAGACAAACTGTTTTTAAATTTCTTTGTTCAGAATTGTTGAGATTGCCATCAACATGAAACACCAACAGCTGAGTCAGTAGTTTGGCCTTAAACCCGCATTTGTCACATGCGGGTTTTTTCTTGTACCCAGCAGATTTCCAGCGAGGATCTCTTGGTCGAAGACCTCTCCTTTTCCTTGTGCAGTTTTCGCATCGTGATCTATAGTGTGTGACATCTTGTTTGCGGTAGTTCACAGCACATGGACGTTGATGACATGATTGACAAATGGGTCTTTGCATGGTGTATTTATGGTGGACCTTTGCCAAAGAGTGCTCAAGTCAGCTGTTTTTGTCACTTGTGAATAAATATTAGAACTTGAAAAGGAATCCATTATGGCTCTAGTATCACCAGGCGTAGAAGTAACAGTAATTGACGAAAGTCAATATATCCCTTCCGCTGTCAACACAGTACCTTACTTCGTGGTTGCCACGGCACAAAACAAAGTATCCAGCGACGGAATCACCGTGGCAGCCGGTACACTAGCTGCTAATGCAAACAAAACATATTTAATCACCAGTCAACGTGATTTGGCAGCCACATTTGGTGTGCCATTCTTCTACAACACCACAACTGGTACACCAATCAACGGTTACGAACTCAACGAGTATGGCTTGTTGGCCGCTTACTCGGCTCTGGGTGTTACCAATCGTGCTTATGTACAACGTGCCAACGTGGACCTTACTGAGCTTACTGCCAGTTTGACTCGCCCAACTGGTGATGCTGCCAATGGAACCTACTGGCTGGACACCTCGGTAAGCACCTGGGGCATTTTTGAATGGAATGCTACCACTGCTACTTTTGATCTGCAGACTCCCACGGTTATTACCGACGCCACTGATGTGGTGGGCGGCAATGGTACAAACTTGATTGCAGACAACACACCCTTGGCCACTATTGGAGTAATTGGTGACTATGCTGTGTCAGCAGTTGACGCGGACAATATTTTTGAATACTACAAAAAATCCAATAACACCTGGGTGCAACTGGGCAGCGATGCCTGGAAAACTGCCTGGCCCACAGTTGAAGGAACCAATGCTGTTACCACCACATTGACCATTGGTACCAACATGATCATCAATGGCCAGACAGTCACAGTTGGTGCTACTAACACTGTGGCAGGCTTTGCAGCTGTGATCACAACGGCAGGCACAGGACTAGGCTTCTCAGCTGCCGCTGTGAGCAATCAACTGTATATCTATGCAGACTCCACAGCCGGCACAGACAGTTCAACATTGA